CTCCCGCTTTCGCTTTTTGACGACCCTTTGTATAATCCAAGAAGAGATATCCATGTGCACAATCTTTATAGTTGTCACTGCATTATCTTCTAATACATGCTATATTATACCAACTCTGGGTTTCCAGATCAGTAACGTATGTACTGACTATCTGTCCTTTCGGATAAGATAACCATGTCCATATAATAATAGGTATTGAGCAGACTAGCAGTATATAAAGCGGAATGTATATTTACTATATATACGGTTTATATATGCACTAGTGGATTTCTCAAGCAAAGAAAATAAAGGTATTGTTAGTAATAACACTCCTTCCGATAGATTTCCTTAAATCTACTTCGGTTTATTTTGCAATAAATGCATAGGAAAGATATTCTTAGGAAAGTTCATAATCATAGGATTATGTTTAACTTCCTGAGCTACCCTAACCTTAGCAGAATTACGGATAAACTCTAATATCTTTAGAGGATTATCTATCTCTTGTCGCCTTTCTGGTTTAGACTTGTAAAACTCAACATCCATCTTAATAGCTTTCATTAAGGCAACTAATTCTATTAGTTGCTCTAATGTAAACTGATTTTGGAAAGCTTGAGACTCTAAGTAACCTGGAAAATTAGCAAACATAAAGTGACCCGAAAAACGAGCCACTTTAGGTAATACTACCCTTTGAATAAAAGGCAAGTAAACCATTTTTACTGGTATTACATAATCTTCTAGATTAGTATAGAACTTAAGCTCCCCATTGTCAGAATTGACTCTAGTGGACATAAGTCTTGCAAATTCTCCTGCTTTTGCCTCCATATACTCTTGCGAATTGAAAGAATTGAAGATTTTAGCAGCTTCGGAATAAAGAGCTATTTTATAAGCTTTTTCATTCTTGGCAGCAAATCAAAGATTCCTCATATCCACAGTAAGTATACCACCGTGAAAGCATTTCTTCAATAGTTCCCAACCTTTTTGTTTATCAAAGGATTGGATACTAGCTCCAAAATAGGTCAACGGTTTATCTCACTTAACTAAAAGTGAAATAAGATGTTCCATTTGGAGAACTCGTCCTCTTACTAAGTAACTTAGGTAAGCGATAATAGGATAAGACAATCTTATATTTCTATAAGATTCCATTGATGAATATTTGAATATCTTCACCAAATCCTTTCCCCATTTTCGCTCGACCAACCTTGTTGCTAGTCCTACTCTCCCAAAGAAATTATTACTATTAATCATTTCCTTGAAAGATAAAGGAGAAACATCATGGTTATCGATAGACGTACGTTTAGCAAATTCAATAACAGGTGATTTCTCACTAATTATCGATTTTGTTAAATTTATTTCTATACCTAAGCCTTTACAAAGATCAAGATATTCTAAAGCTATATCCTGTTCGAAAAGAACAAGATCATCACCAAGAATAACATAATCTTTGTACCAAGTACCTTTAGACCCTCGAGCTTTGAAGAAACAAAACTGTATCATAAAATGATGAGTTAAATTCAACATAGCTCAAGAGCTTAAAGCACCCATAGGCTGCCCTACCGTATAATTAACCTTCTCTTCTAAAATACCATATTTCTTACCGTTAGGTATAAAATAAGGTCTTTTAGTTAAAAATGCTAATCAATAAGTCCCTAAACTGTTTCCAAAAAGACAGTCTAAAAGGCACGCTTGAACATTAGCAGGTAATCGATCAGTTGCTGATGATAGATCAAAAGCATATGACTTACCAAACTTCTGTCCTAGCTCCTGAGCTAGCCGGAAACCCTTCGCTTGATCTAATGATGCATCATTTGGTATCTGTTTAAAGATATTAAATAATCAATCATGTAGAGGTTTAAGTATGGATTGAGTTATTACATCAACCATAGCAAAAACACGAAGTTTTCCTGCTGCTTCTTCTTTAAAAGCGAGGCTGCCAATGTGAAATTGACAGTTCTCTTTTAAAGTTGAAGGACCCTGGACCAATGGTCTCTCTATTGCTAGAGAGTGGATTAACTTAGCAAAGGTTTTTGCTTTTACTAGTTTCAGATATGAAAACATGGCAGATCTCACTTCTTCATACGGTGAATTAACCCCGTATGAACAAAGTAAGACTCTGGCATCATTAAACATACCGTGAAAACTTACCCGATGCGAAGGTGACGCCTTATTTATAGGTAATATAATATAAGGGGCCAATTTGCTAGAATCATAAGAAATATTAAAGCTTGCCAATAATCGTTTTCCATAAAAGAAAATGAATGATTGGAAGTCTCTAATACTCTGATAATCTCCAGCAAATGGGTCAGTTATAGTGTTTAACTTAGATTTTGGAACTGCCTTTAAAACTCTGTAAAGAGATAATATAGACAATCAAAATCTAATAACACTTAATGACTTCCTCAAGATTCCTAAGCGATCTCTCAATGGTATAACCATTGGGAGACCAGACTTAGAAAGTCTTGGCAAAGGTAAATCAGGTTCAATCTCTCGTAGTGATACGAAAGGATCCCCTGCTAGTTTACGCTGAACCGCCAGTTGAGACGCTTTAAGATATTTAATAACAAACATATCTCCATGATTTTTTCTTAACTTAATAAGAAGAATAATGAAGTTATGGATGTATCTAATTCGGTTGGTCACATTAGTAGTTAAGAAAGATAAGACAGATATTCTCCGTCCTATCTGCATAACTACCAACTTCAAATGTTTTTCATTTGAAAGTGAGATCAGTTCATTAGTACTAAATATATCTTTATAAATCTTTAAACCTGAGAAAAATGAATTTTTAAAATTTATTGTTTTCATGTTTATTTAGATCTGTAAATATATATCATTTAGATATAGAGTGCTTTAACTTTTAGTTCACGATTAGATTTTCTTAGGGATTTATGAGTAAAACTCTACCTAGTGATTAATAATCTGTACCTAAAAGCTCCGCCTTTCTGTCATAAATGAGTGCCATGAACCTGCGCTGTTCCTTATAAACAAGGGACGCCAGACATCAGGTACCACCCCAATTGATTTAATATTAAAATTAAAGCTTCAATTGTATATTCAGAAACAATTTAACTGTGTGATGAACAAACCTTGGAAACAAGATTCATTAACACCAATTAAACGGTCTCTCTCTATTTTTAGAGGGGATTCCGAGCTCGAAAGAG